CCGTTGGGCTCCGAAAGGTCCTGAAGATGTTGACGAAGTGGAACGGTCCGAAGACGGCACGTCAGGTTCAGTACGATTATACGTACCCCTACGCCGTCCAAGACTCTACCACGACGCTCTACAGTTCCAAGGACCGTTTGGTGTTCAACGGCATCATGACCTGTCCGCAGAACATCCCGGCTAGCGAAATCAGCGAGGCGTGCTATCAGTTTGGTAACTTGATGGCATCCACGTTGATCAAGCAGTCGGCGTCCGGCGGCTACGCTCCTACCTAAGGGGCGTAACAATCATGATGAACAGTTTGTTACCAGATGAGCTGGTGCGAACGGCCTCTCTCTACTTTGAGGGCCTCGGAACTCCTATATCTTTGGGCTTGAGTCTACGACTTAAGTACCGCGAATGGGATGAGATCTCAGACGTGAGTCTGGATCCGCGAAACTACCTTGAACATCAAACCTCCTCCTATCTGAAGGACGCCCTCGCAGTCAACCTGCTTCGGAAGCTTCAACAGCTCCCGACTACGGTCGACCGTCGAGAAAGCGCTCTTAAGAAATGGAAGCAAGGAGAGTCTGATTGCTACAAATCTAACCAAAGGCTTGTGCGTTATCTCCCCGAATTCCGCGCCTCAGCGGATAGGGAGGCACACGTCGAGATCCTCCTGGGTCTCGCACGAAAGAAAGTCCGGAAGTGGATAGGTAGCAGGCCTTCCGATCTTGCGATCGGGAGGTTCGGGCCTGGTACAACGTATTCCGACCGTGGCAGGAAATCCACTGTACCTGACAAAATGTCTGGAGATCCTTCGTTGACTCGTGACGCCATTTGGTACCTGCCGCAGTGGCTGAGTACCCAATGGGGGGCTGCTGTAGCCTCACGTCACGGAAAGATGTCTTTTGTCCCTGGTAATCGTTTCACAACGGTACCGAAAACATGCAAAACCGATCGCCCCATAGCTATGGAGCCATCGATTAACGTGTTTTACCAACTGGCACTTGGCCGTCAGTTGCGCTCTTGCCTTAGTAGGCACGGCTGGGACTTAGACTATGCACAAGATATCCATAGGCAGGTCGCCTGTGAATCCTCTGTGTCTAGAGAGTTTGCCACTCTCGATCTTTCAAATGCAAGCGACACCGTATGTCGTAACCTAGTCAGGTTACTCATACCCCATCAATGGTTTGAGGCGTTAGATAGCCTTAGATCTCCGAAGACACTCGTCGACGGTAAATGGGTCATGCTGGAGAAGTTCTCCAGCATGGGTAACGGTTTCACATTCGAGCTTGAGACTATCCTATTCGGAGCTCTTGCCTGCGCTGCCACCGAACTAAGTGGCTGCGGGCACGGGACTCTCGGCA